TTAATTAGCGTAAGTCTCTGCCAAGCGTTCTGAAATGGCTTTTATGACAGGAATACAAACCGTGTTGCCAAGCAGGTCAAACGCCTCGCTCTCTTTCAAAAAGGAAAGGTCATAATCTTCGGGGAAACCGCATAGGCGTTGTCCTTCCCTAATTGATAACCTGCGCAATCCGTTTCCGTCAACAACACCTAAATGTGAAACATCCATTGCTACCAATGTTGGGGCCAGGTCAGAGGGGGCGAGTATTTTTGTAAACTCAAATGATAGTTTTCCGGCAACGATATTGTAGCCCTTGGGTTTGGTTTCATCTGGGACTCGACGTCCGTTTTGTTTTTTGCGAGGATACTCTAATGTGAGATACCCCATTTCAACGAGTTCGTCTAAAAATCCCTTTAGGTCGTCGTGATGGAAGAATGTTGAAATCTGTTTTTCGGTAAGCGGCATGCCGTCCATCCAGTCTATACCTATCTCTGCAGCCCATTTCCGCTTCCTTCTTTCAAGAAGGAGAAGGTTCAGGAAATCCGACTGTTCTTCTGTTGTATTTCCCTTTAGTCCAATTTCCCAACTATGAATGTTATCGGAGCCGCCACGTTTATCTTTTATTGCTTTACCGACAACCTGGTCAGGGGCGAAATGTGCAAACAGTTTCCTGGTGAATTCGGAATCTATCGTAGGTAAGCCATGCTCCATAATATCGGCGAGTACAGCAGTGTGTTTCTCAAAGTTATCCAATGAGATATGTGCATCCCTTGTGCCGACGATATAGACCCTTTTTCTGGACTGTGCTAAGCCGAAAAACTGGCTGTCGATAAGTCGATATGAGACATAATAGTTCAGCTTCTTGAGATGGTCGATTATTATAGATAGGGTTCTTCCATCATCATGATTGATAAGCCCTTCAACATTTTCTAACAAAAAGCCATAAGGTTGTTTCTCCTTGAGGATACGCTCAATCTCAAAGAAAAGAGTACCTCTTGTATCCTCGAAACCGAGACCTAAACCGGCTGCAGAAAAAGGTTGACAAGGAAATCCTCCAAGCAGGAAATCGAAGTCCTCAATATCAGTGGCTGAAATCTTAGTGATGTCACCGGCAACTTCCTCGTCGTTAAAATAGTTTTTATATGCTTTAATGGCATAATCCTTTATCTCGCTACTAAAAACGCAAACGGGATCACATCCTTTCTCCCTAAATGCATTTTCAAAGCCGAGTCTGATTCCGCCGAGACCTGCAAACAGGTCGATAAACTTTACTGTTCTGTCCTGGGCGCGCTTCCTTCGCGCAACTTGAGCATTGATGAGATCAATGCACTTCTCCGAGAAACTATTCCCGGAAGCAAATTGTTCGATGTCATTTTGTAATGTTGGGGTTATATAAATTGTTTTTGCAATCTTCTTTTCATTTTCAGGAAGTGGGTTTCTCCCAGATCCCTCTCTTTTTCCTCCGTGCTGTGGCATAGGTGTTCTCCCTTCCTGGTAATCTTCTTCTTAATTATTATAGCACAAGCCGTTTGATTTTGCAATGCCCTAAATCAAAAATAATGCCCTAAATCAAGAAAAATTATTATGAACGTTTCTTCGCAGACCTATTGACATGAGGATAGTGATCTGCTATAATACAATTACGCAGAAAAGCGTACAAGCGAAAAGGAGGAACAAAAATGGCTGGTGAATTTGGTGCATATATTGCACAGAAGCGTCTTGAAAAAGATGTAAAGCTCAAGCCAATCGCAGAAAGACTTGGAGTATCTGTAACTTATCTTTCGGATATCATCAAAGGCAGGAGAAATCCGCCGGATATCGAGGGCCTTGAAGCTTTGGCACAAGTTCTTAACTTAAGCGAAGAAGAACGCGTTGAAATGCTTGATCTTGCAGGACGGGAGCGCAAACAGGTTTCCCCTGATTTGCCGGAATATATTATGGATGAATCCCTTCCTAATGCACGCGTTGCACTTCGCAGAGCTAAAAGCCAAGGTCTTGGAGATGATTTCTGGCAGGAAGTTAATCAGATCATCGACAAGAGAAAAGGAGGCGACTAATGGATTACAACGGTCGCAAACTCGTTCCCTACATTCCACCGGCAGAATATGACAATGTAGCGAACGAGTTTTTGGAACGATTCTGTCCCGACGCCCTAAAAAATCCAATGCCCGTTCCGATTGAGGATATCGCGAAAAATGGGCTCGGGTTAGATGTTCAGTATATTTGCTTATCTGAAGAGTTGGATATCTACGGCATGACCATTTTTACAGACGGTGCCGTGGAGGTGTATGATCCTAACGAAGGGTTGTACGACACAAAGGTGTTCAAGGCAAAGACCATGTTGATTGACCCAGAAGCGGTTAAGAAGACGAACACCGGATGTCGCAATAATACCATTGCACATGAGTGCGTACACTGGTTTAAGCATCGCTACTATTATAAGATGCAAAAGTTTTCTCTTCCCAGATATGCAAAATACTGTAAGTGTCGGGTGGATCAATTGCCGGAGGCAACAGACGAAGAAAACCTTATGGAATCACAGGCCATTGGCATAGCGCCGAGGATTCTTATGCCAAGAAATACATTCGTTGAAGCTGCCGAACATCTCGGTGTCTCTTATGGTAAAGACAACAGAAGCGCTATTATCACCCTGGCAGATTTCTTCGATGTTTCCAAACAATCTGTAGAAATTCGTCTCGAAGAATGCAGCTTACTATGACTCTTGCTGCAGTAATGTGGCAAGAGTATATTTTTTACTCCAATATTACGCAAATAAGCGTAAACGCTTATTTGATGAGGTGGTGTCTATGATTTATATCAGGAAGGAGGATGCTATGGGTGATACCATTTTATGACTGTCTTGGGCGTTTAGCGTGCAAGGGAAATCTTGAAACCGGACTTGTGGAATGCCTATATAAGGGCAATAAGACCAGTGCGGTCCTTGCAATCGGAGAATCCTTCACCGTTGAACGCCAAGATATCGTTACAATCATTACCAGAGTTGCCGCTCACGACTTTAAGGTCGATAGCAGAAAAACAGCGGCATAAAACAACAATTTCATACGGAAATCCGCAGAGCTGCATGACGGCCTGGATTTAGCTTCCCTGTTATGGGCGAACTATATCCAAGCCGTCTTTCTTTGTCTCTACGGATAAAAACGGCTCCTGCGGATTCCAACGAATCTGAAAGGAGCCATTTTTATGAAACTGAGAATCCGTTATGACGAAGCCTACCAGGTGCTTGACCTGGACGAGCAGGCAACCGAACAGCTGTGGGTCTCCCTTGACATGGACAACGGCGAGGCGCTTTCACAGGAGGAGCGCGAGAAGCGTATCCAGGAAGTCTTTGATGCGAAGTACAACAGGCCGGAGTATAACTCCTGGCGCAAGCTGAACCGCCACAGGGGCGAATCGAAGGCGAAACCCGGCAAGGATGAGACCGAGGATGACGTTGACACCTCCGAGCCGCTGATGAGTGAGGTCGCAGATGACCGTATCTTCCGGCAGGACGAGCTTGCCCGTGAGGAGCGTGAGCAGTACGAAGCCATCTGCGAATGGGTCCGCAGTGTTCTGGCGGACAAGCCCAGGTGGTCGGCGGCGTTCATCGCGGTACATATGGACGGCGAACAGACGAAGGATTACGCGGCTTCCATCGGTGTCGACCCCACCACGGTCACGCACTGGCTGCGCCGCGCAGAAAAAAAGTTGAGAGAAAATTATAAAAACCGTCAGTTTTGACCTCCTGCCGAGGCTACCCGTTAGAGGGTGACCTCGGCAAATCTTTACAAGGAGGTCGTTTGAATGAGAAACGATACAAATGAAAAGCCGTTCCGTCCGCTCGTTTACATCTGCTCCCCGTTTTCCGGGGACGTAGAGGGCAATACGGAACGCACCAGACAGTTCTGCCGATTCGCGCTTGAACACGGGCAGATCCCGCTTGCGCCGCACCTGATGTTTCCGCAGTTCGTGAACGACAAAGACCCGGAAGAAAGGGATCTCGCTCTGTTCATGGACATCGTCCTGCAGGGCAAGTGCCAGGAGCTGTGGGTTCTCGGCGATGTGATCTCCGAAGGTATGAGCGTGGAGATCGAGACGGCAAAGCGCCGCAGACAGCCGGTAAGGTATTTCAATGCTGCTTTCGAGGAGGTGGATGTGCTGTGAACGGACTGAAAGCAATCGAGACCGAATACAAGGGTTACCGCTTCCGCTCTCGACTTGAGGCACGGTGGGCTGTGTTCTTCGACGCCTGCGGGGTCAAGTGGGAATATGAACCGGAAGGATACGACCTCGGCGACGGCACATATTATCTGCCGGACTTCCTGCTCCATGGCGTGACTGTGAACCACGCCACTTACGCTGAAAACTGCGACATCTACGTTGAGGTCAAGGGTCAGATGAATGATGCCGACGCGGACAAGATCAAGAGGTTCGCCGAAGCGGGTATGCAGGAGGACGGCATGTGCGGCCTGTCGAAGACCGCCGTGCTTGTGGTCGGCAACATCCCCTGGGGCGAGACCTTCTACGGTCTGCTCGACGATATCCAGAGCGAGGCTTACAACGATCACCACGGGTGGCCGAACTACTACAACTTTGAAACCATCGACGGCGACTATTTCGCTGTGTATCCCGGCATCGACCGGAACGGCGGCTTTCAGCTGTTCGGCGATGACTCGAGCTATCTCGGCGACATTAACCGCGGCGCTACGCTGAAGGCATACGCGGCGGCGAGACAGGCGCGCTTTGAACACGGCGAAACGCCGAGAGTCAGGAGGTTCAGATGATGAGAGACCTTGCCATATCCTACGGAAACAGCCGGCAGGCAAAGAAATGGGTCAACAAGACGATATCGTTCGACGCTCTGAAGGAGCGTCTGAAGACCACCATCCGCACAACGGAGTCGGCGGAGGAATACGCGAAGATGTCCAAGGCGCAGAGAGACGCTGCGAAGGATCACGGCGGTTTTGTGGGCGGTACGCTGAAAGGCGACCGCCGCAAGATCGATACCGTTGAGCTGCGTTCCATGATCGCCCTTGACGGCGACCGCATCGACAAAGCCTTCCTTGACAATTACGAAACCATCGCGCCGTATACCTCCGTGCTGTACACCACCCACAGCAGCACGGAGGATTCTCCGCGTGTCCGCATTATTTTCCCCATGACCCGCGACGTCTCCTCCGAGGAGTTTGTGGCGGTTTCCCGTTATGTGGCGCAGGCTCTCGGCATCGATTTCTTTGACGAGTGCAGCTATCAGCCGAATCAGCTGATGTACTGGCCGTCCACGCCGCAGAACGGTGTGTTCGTATATAAGGAAACAGATAAAGAATGGCTTGACCCGGACGTCATCCTTTCAGCGCACCCGGAATGGACAGACCCCACGCGGCTTCCGACCTCCTCGCGCGAGAGCAAGGCGAACACGGTCACGCAGCAGAAGGTGCAGGATCCGCTATCAAAGGACGGCGTGGTCGGTCTGTTCAACAGGGTCTTCTTCCCTGTGACGAAGGCGCTGGAGAAGTTTCTCTCAGATATCTATGAGCCGACCGACAATCCGAACCGCTGGCATCTGATCGAGTCGCGCAGCATTGCAGGTGTGGAGATCAAGGAGGACCGGTTCGTCTACAGCCATCACGCCAAGGACCCCGCGTATCTCAAGCTCTGCAACGCCTTTGACATCGTCCGCATCCACAAGTTCGGCGACGATGACGACAAGGCATCCTTCCGCGCCATGTGCGACTTCGCCATGCAGCAGGAGGACGTGAAGCTGCTTGCTGCCAATGAGCGCCTTGCCGAAGCGGAGGCGGACTTCACCGCCGGGGACGATGACTGGAAGAAACGGCTCAAATATCAGCCGCGGACGAGTCTGCTTGAAAACAGCGTGTACAACCTCAATCTGATCCTCGCCAACGACCCGGAATTCCGTAACTTCGCCTTCAATGAAATGGCGAACCGCATACAGGTCACGGGGACTTTGCCGTGGGAGCGGCCGAAGGGCAATCAGTTCTGGCGCGACGCGGACACGGCGCAGCTAAAGTCCATCATCGATATCCGCTATCTGCCGTTTTCGAGCCGCAACCACGATGTCGCGTTTACGAAGACTGCCGATGACAGGCACTTCCACCCCGTTAGAGCCTATCTCGAAAGCCTTCCCGCATGGGACGGCGTAAAACGCGTGGAGACCCTTTTCATCAAATATCTGAAAGCCGATGACACCGACTACGTCCGCGCCGTGACCAGAAAGACCTTCGCTGCGGCGGTGGCGCGTATCTACGTTCCCGGCATCAAGTTCGACTGTGTTCCCGTGCTTGACGGCGACCAGGGCATCGGCAAAAGCACCATCGTCAAAGACCTCGTCACGTCCGAATACTACTCCGAAACCCTGTCGCTGACCGATATGGATGACAAGTCCGGCGCGGAAAAGCTGCAGGGGTTCTGGGTCATCGAGATCGGTGAGCTTGCCGGCATGAAGAAGGCGGACATCGAGAAGGTCAAGGCGTTCCTCTCCACCTCCGATGACAAATACCGACCCTCATACGGCAAGGTGGTCGAAAGCCATCCGCGCCAGTGCGTCATTATCGCTACGGTCAACGGCGAGAGGGGGTATCTGCGCGACATCACCGGCAACCGCCGCTTCTGGATCATCAAGGTGCATCAGAAGAGGCAGAAAAAGGCGTGGAGCTTCGATGAGGATTTCCGGGCGCAGTTCTGGGCGGAGGCAAAGGCGATATGGCAGTCCGGCGAAACGCTCTACCTGGAGGGCGACGATCTCGATGAAGCCGAGAAGGCGCAGCGCAGCGCGATGGAGGCTGACGAGCGCGTCGGCATGATCGAAGAATACCTGAACACACCACTGCCGGACGGCTGGGACGGTATGGATCTGTATGCACGCAGGAACTATCTCAGCGGTACGGAGTTCGGCGCTCCCGCTCATACGGGAAAAAATGTCCGCACGGAGGTCAGCAACGCGGAGATCTGGTGCGAGTGCTTCGGCAAAAACCTGCAGGAACTCAAGCCTTCGGACAGCTACGGCATTGCCGCCATGATGTCCCAGGTCTCCGGCTGGGAGCGTACTTCGCAGATCAGGCGTCAGCCCCTGTACGGCAGGCAGCGTCTGTACCGGAGAACCATGTAAGCGACACAAGATTCCGACACAACACAACTTTTCCTCTTATATTCAAAACGGCTTTCACAAAAAGGGAAGCAAAACCTGTGAGCGCACACACGCGTAAACAAATACATAGGGAAAAGTTGTGATTTTGTGTTCCTGTGTCAGACCGGAGGCTGACTGTGAATGAAAAGATTATCGAGAGAAAACTCGTAAAAACAACGAAAAACATGGGAGGTATCGCGCTGAAGTTCGTATCTCCCGGTTTTGACGGAGTGCCGGACCGTATCGTTCTCTTCCCCGGAGGCTGTGCCGGATTTGTGGAACTGAAAAGCCCCGGCAAAACAATGCGTCCACTGCAGGTCAGACGGAAGCGGCAGTTGGAAAGTCTCGGCTTCAGAGTCTTTTGCGTGGACGGAACAAAACAGATCGAGGAGGTACTCAATGCGATACGAACCCCATGAATATCAGACATACGCGACGAGGTTCATCCTGTCGCACCCCATAGCGGCGGTACTGCTTGAAATGGGTCTCGGAAAGAGCGTGATCACGCTGACGGCGCTTTATGACCTGTGTCTCGACAGCTTCCTTATACGGAAAGTGCTTGTGATCGCCCCACTGCGAGTGGCGCGGGACACCTGGCCTTCGGAAATACGGAAATGGGATCACCTGGACGGACTGACATATTCCGTTGCCGTCGGTACGGAGGCTGAACGGAAAGCGGCGCTCATGCAGAAGGCTTCCGTGTACATCATCAACCGCGAGAACGTGGACTGGCTCGTGAACAAAAGTGGTCTGCCGTTCGATTATGACATGATCGTCATTGATGAGCTTTCGTCATTCAAATCATGGCAGGCGAAGCGGTTCAAAAGCCTTCTGAAGGTCAGACCGCACGTAAAGCGCGTTGTGGGACTGACGGGAACGCCTTCATCGAACGGCCTCATGGATCTGTGGGCGCAGTTCCGTCTGCTTGATCTCGGAAAGCGGCTCGGACGGTACATCACTCATTACCGGAACACCTACTTCACCCCGGACAAGCGGAACGGCGAAGTGGTGTTCAGCTACAAGCCTCTTCCCGGCGCTGAGGAACAGATATACGCTCAGATATCGGATATAACGATCAGCATGAAATCCTGCGACTACCTCAAACTGCCGGAATGTGTCATAAACGCCGTCCCCGTTTATATGAACGAGCAGGAGCAGGCCGTTTATGACATTTCAAGGAGGATATGGTCGCAAAAATAAAGGGTACGGAGATCGATGCGGCAAATGCGGCGGTGCTTTCCGGCAAGCTCCTCCAAATGGCAAACGGCGCGGTATATGACGAGGATAAAAACAGTCATTACATCCACGACCGAAAACTCGACGCTCTGGAAGACCTCATGGAAGGCGCGAACGGCAAGCCCGTACTGATTGCCTACTGGTATCAGCAAGACGCGGAGCGGATAAAGGCGCGTTTCCACGTCAGGGAGATCAAGACCTCAAAGGATATTGATGACTGGAATGCGGGAAGGATTTCTGCGGCAATCATCCATCCTTCCTCCGCAGGTCACGGGCTGAATCTCCAGTCCGGCGGTTCCACGCTCATATGGTTCGGCCTTACATGGAGTCTTGAACTGTATCAGCAGACAAACGCCCGCCTTCACCGCCAGGGACAGAAGAATACGGTCATCATCCACCACATCATCACCGCCGGCACGATCGATGAGGACGTTATGAAGGCGCTCCGCAAAAAGGAGCGGACGCAGAACGCGCTCATCGACGCGGTCAAGGCGAATCTGGGGGCGTCCTTATGACCGACCCCTGGGAAAACCTCGCAAACGCAATCATCCTGCAAGCCGTAAAGGATTACCGTGAGGCGAGGAAAAAACACAAAAAACGGCCGAAGAACGAAGACGCGAAGCTCATGATAGCGGATTGTGAGGCATTCTTCCGTTCCGACTGGTTCAAGGCTCTCACCGAACTCGACGGCGAGATGCTGTTACGGAAATTACAGGAGGAAGAATTATGACATCAAAAGAATACCTTAGACAGGCGTACCGCCTCGACCACCGGATTAATTCCGACATTGAGGAGATGGAGCGTCTGCACGATATGGCGGGAAGCGTCTCCTCTCCAAGCCTGGAGGAGCGGCATAATCCGAACCGTCCCACGGAAGCGCCCTTTGTGCGGTGCATCATGCGGGTCATGGAACTGGAGGAGAAAATAAACGCCGAGATCGACAGGCTCGTGGCGCTAAAGGAGCAGATGCGCGGCGTCATCGACACCGTCCGCGACAAGGACGAGCAGATGGTTCTCCGCTACCGCTATATCCACAACATGACCTGGGAGCAGATAGGCGACGAGCTGCACGCCGACAAATCCACGGTCAGACGGTGGCACGGCTCGGCGCTTCAGCACGTCGTCATGCCGGAAGACCCCGTTATTATCTAAAACTCGCAACGGTTTAAGCACCTTTGAGCAGAGATAAGCACCTACCGTTTATGTTATGATATAATCAGCAAAAACAGAATGAACCGAGCCTCATGGGAGCATCCCGTGGGGCTTTTCTCATGCCCGAAGGAGGTGAGCCAATGCCCAAGCGACCACTCCGACCCTGCTCTCATTCAGGCTGTCCCAACCTCTGTGAAGGACAGTTTTGTGAACAGCACCGCACGGAGGAACGCCGAAAATACGATAAATACGAGCGCAGTTCCGATGTCAATCGCAAGTACGGCAGAGCGTGGAAACGCATCCGTGACCGCTATGCGGCGGAGCATCCCCTCTGTGAGATGTGCCTCAAGGAAGGTCGGCTGACTCCGGTACAGGAAGTTCACCACATCCTGCCCGTTTCCAAAGGCGGCACTCACGCAAGAGACAACCTCATGAGCCTGTGTCAGTCCTGCCACACGAAGATACATCACGACCTCGGCGACCGGTAGGGGGATGAATATCTCTACGACCCTCTCGGTCGGGCAACGGCCCGGGGTCATGTGTGCGAAAAAGGCGAAATCAAAAGGGTAATTAAAGACAGCGGCTTGTCTGCCACCGGAAAGGAGGTCACAGATGCCCACAAAATCGAATAACACAGGCGGGCGCGGCGGCGCAAGACCCGGTGCGGGAAGGAAAAAATCCGCAGTCAAGGACAAAGCCGAAAACGGTAATCCCGGCGGCAGAAAACTTGAAGTGCTGGACATTCCCGAAGTCGAGGGTGTTGATATGCCGAAGCCCCATGATTTCCTGTCTGCCGAGCAGCGGGACGGCAGCGTCCTGCAGGCACAGGAAATTTACACGGAAACCTGGCAATGGCTCAAAGGCATCGGCTGCGCCGCAAAGGTCTCGCCGCAGCTCTTGGAACGCTATGCCATGTGTTCTGCCCGCTGGGTGCAGTGTGAAGAGATGACCAATCGCATGGGTTTCCTCTCCAAGCACCCCACCACAGGAAAGCCGATTCCGTCTCCGTTCATCAATATCGGCATCAACTACATGAACCAGGCGGTGCGGCTCTGGAATGAGATTTTCCAAATCGTAAAAGAAAACTGCAGCACGGAATACGGCGAGTCAACGCCGCAGGATGACCTGATGGAACGCCTGCTCCGTGCAAGGAAGGGGTAACGCCATGTTTGAAAAAGTCAATCCGTGCCACCCGGACAAGGTGGCTGACCGAATTGCCGGTGCGTTGGTGAATCTGGCATACCAGAAAACCGAGAATCCCCGCATTGCTGTGGAAGTCCTTATCGGCCACGGTGTGTGCCACATCATCGCAGAAACTTCCGCTCCGTTGGCCAAAGCCGATGTGACTGCCGCCGTTCACCGCATTGCCGGAAACCTCGCGGTAGATTATGTGGAAGTACCGCAGGACGGACACCTTGCCGACAACCAGGCAAACGGAATCCGCTGCGGTGATAACGGTATTTTTAAGGGAATGCCCGTGACCGAGGAGCAAAAAAAGCTGTCGAAGATCGCACGGGATATTTTCTCCGTGTATCCCTATGACGGAAAGTACATCCTTGACGGTGATAGACTTATCCTCTGCCAGAGCAATGTAACTTCTGACATACTACGAACACAGTATCCTGATGCAGAAATCAATCCGCTCGGTAATTGGACGGGCGGCACGGATGTGGATACCGGTGCAACCAACCGAAAACTCGGTTCTGATATGGCAGACTCCGTCACCGGCGGCGGTCTGCACGGGAAAGATCTGTCCAAGGCAGATGTCAGCGTAAATATCTACGCTTTCCTCAAAGCCCAGGAAATCGGAAAGCCGGTCACCCTCTGCTGCGCCATTGGGGACAGTACCGTGGACGGCAGACCGTATTCCGAAATCGTGGGAATCGCTCGGAACTACATCCGCGACCTGGGCGGCTTTGAGAAATTTGCAGAATGGGGGCTTGTGTAATGAAAACGACCACCGAAATGAAACTCGTCCCCGTTGCAAAACTCGTTCCCTATGTGAACAATGCCCGAACCCACTCGCCGGAGCAAATCAACAAGCTGCGCTCCTCTCTCCGTGAGTTTGGCTTCATCAATCCCGTTATTATCGACCGTGACTATGGCGTTATTGCCGGTCACGGTCGTATTCTTGCCGCCAAGGAGGAAGGTATCACCGAGGTGCCGTGCGTCTTTGCCGACCACCTCACCGAAGCCCAGAAGAAAGCCTACATCATTGCGGATAACCGCATGGCGATGGACGCAGGCTGGGATGAGGAACTCCTGCGTGTGGAAATCGAGGCATTGCAGGCGGCGGACTTTGACCCGCTCCTCACCGGCTTTGACGAGAAAGAACTGTCAAAGCTGTTTGACGACGGTAAGGACATCCAAGAGGACGATTTCGATGTGGATGCCGAGCTGCAAAAGCCTACCTTCACGAAGCCCGGCGACATCTGGACGCTGGGGCGGCATCGGCTCATCTGCGGCGACAGTACCAAGGGGGAAACCTACACCGCTCTCATGGACGGCCGCAAAGCAAACCTCGTCATCACCGACCCGCCCTACAATGTGAACTACGAGGGCAGCGCCGGGAAAATCAAGAACGACAACATGGCATCGGAGAAGTTTTTCGACTTCCTCTTCGATGCTTTTTCCAATATGGAGAAGGTCATGGCGGACGATGCCTCTATCTATGTGTTCCATGCTGATACCGAGGGGCTGAATTTCCGTAAGGCGTTTGATGCCGCAGGGTTCTACCTCTCCGGCTGCTGTATCTGGAAGAAGCAGTCCCTGGTACTGGGGCGCTCCCCGTATCAGTGGCAGCACGAGCCGTGCCTTTACGGCTGGAAGAAGAAAGGCAAGCACCAGTGGTACACCGGGCGCAAAGAGTCCACCATCTGGGAGTTCGACAAACCCAAGAAAAACGGCGACCACCCTACCATGAAGCCCATTCCGCTTCTGGCATACCCCATTCAGAACAGCTCTATGGCAAACTCCGTGGTGCTTGACCCCTTCGGCGGCAGCGGCTCTACGCTGATTGCCTGTGAGCAGACCGACCGCATCTGCTGCACCATCGAACTGGATGAAAAGTTCTGCGATGTCATTGTCCGCAGATACATCGAACAGGTCGGCACGGATGAGAAGGTCAGCGTACTGCGGGATGGGAAAGAATACAAGTACAGTGAGGTAGCATCCCATGACGAATAAACCTTTGGCCCTCGGAAGCCTGTTTGACGGCTCCGGGGGTTTTCCGTTGGGCGGACTGATGGCGGGTATCACTCCGGTATGGGCATCCGAGATTGAACCTTTTCCCATTCGGGTGACCACTAAGCGCCTGCCCTTTATGAAGCATTACGGCGATATCACCGCCATGGACGGCGGCAGGATTGAGCCCGTGGATATTATCACCTTCGGCAGCCCGTGCCAGGACATGAGCGTGGCAGGTCGAAGGGATGGTCTGGACGGCTCCCGCTCCAGTCTTTTTTACGAAGCCGTCCGCATTATCAAAGAAATGAGGTGTGCCACAGGTGGCAAATATCCAAGATACATCGTGTGGGAGAATGTCCCCGGCGCCTTCTCTTCCAACAAAGGCGAGGACTTCAAAGCCGTCCTCGAAGCGGTCATCGGCATCGTCCAGCCGGACACCCAGGTGCCTATGCCGGAGAAGACAAGATGGCCCTACGCCGACCTTTACATGGGAGACGGATGGAGCGTTGCGTACCGAACTCTTGACGCGCAATACTGGGGAGTTCCCCAACGCAGACGCCGCATCTACCTTGTCGCAGATTTTGCAGGCAGAGGTGCCGGAAAAATACTATTTGAGTCAGAAGGCCTGTCTGGGTATTCTGCGGAGGGCTTCCGCTCGTGGCAAAGAACTGCCGGAAGTCTTGAGACTTGCATTGGAGCGGCAGGCTTTGATGGATACAACGGTTGTCTGACAGAGGAAACCGCCGCTACCCTCGGCGTGAACTGCGGAATCTCCACCGGTCGCAACGGCATCGTGCTGAATGATCAGGGCGGCAACCGCATGGATATCACAGAAGAAGTTACCTCCACACTCCGAGCAGAAGCACACCATCCGCCCTGCGTAATGGAGTCGGCAGGCTTCTGCACTGAGCATTCCGCTAAGAGTCGTACCATCGGCTATGAGGAAGAATGCTCACCGACACTTCGGGCGGGTGTCGTTCCTGCGGCGGTGGCTTTGGAAAACCATCCGACCGATAGCAGAGTCAAGCTCTCCGAGGACGGGAATGTGCAGACGCTGACTTCACGCATGGGTACAGGCGGCAACAATGTGCCGCTTGTGATGAAGATCCGCTCCGGCTGTGAGGGCGGCGGAAAGGGTGTGCTCATCCAAGAGAATAAATCAGCAACCCTGTCCTGCAACAACGACCAGACGCTGTTTGAACCGTGTAGTTGGGACGGTGGACAGGTTTCGCCGACCCTCACCAAGCAGAATGCCGGCGGCAGTCAGCGGATGCCGGACAAGGATAATTTCAACTGTGTGCTGCAGCCCTTCGGCATCTGCTCCAAGGACTCCAACGCTATGAAGTCGGACAATCCCCACAGCGGTATCTACGAAGCGGATACCGCTCGGACGCTTGATGGCAACGGCGGCAACCCCTCCTGCAACCAGGGCGGCATTGCCGTGGTCGCTTTCACGCAGAATCAGCGGGATGAAGTCCGTGACCTGGGCAATCACTCTGCGGTGGTGTGTGCCAACGCCGGAACGAAGCAGCAGACTTTTGTGCTGCAAGGCTCCATAATCGGTCGGAGTGATAGGAACGGCCCACAGGGCGATGGTGTAAACGAGGATGTTTCCTTTACCCTCAATACCGTTGACCGCCATGCCGTGTACAGCATGACCACAGGCAGTTTCACGCAGGTGGCGGAAGAAAAAGCACCTACTGTCCTTGCACGGGATTATAAAGACCCGACTGCCGTGTGCTATGGTATCGGAAGAGATACCTTCAACCAAGGGCAGAACGCCAAGTTTGCTCCGACCTTCGAGGAGGAGCTTCAGCCGACTCTGGTGGCAAAAGGTCCCGGTGCAATCCAGAGCGGATATACCGTGCGACGGCTGACGCCCACCGAATGCGCCCGGCTTCAGGGCTTCCCGGACAACTGGTGCGCCGATCTCGGTACGGAAAAACCGTCCGATGAAGAACTATACTTCTGGCACAAGGTTTTCAAGACCTACGCCGCGGTCACCGGCTGTAAAATGAAGTCCGATGCGCAGATTGCCAAATGGCTCAGAAGTCCGCATTCGGACAGTGCGGAATATAAGATGTGGGGCAACGGAGTCGCACTCCCGTGCGTATGGTTTGTGCTGTCCGGCATTGTGTGGTATGCACAGTCTGAGGGCGAATATGCGCCGGAATGATCTACACCGCAAATGTGCAGAAATGACTGGATATATACCGCCACTGACGCTAATATGTGACTACCAAAAAACAAGGAGGTCACTGAAATGACGATTATCACCCATGCCCAAGGTGCAGAACGCAAGCGGCTGGTTCAGAGCATTTCCGATTGGCTCGATGTTCCCGCAAAATACTGCGGTGCGCCAACCTTCAACTACGAAGTGGACTACTTCACCATCGACCGTAATGGCAGCCTTTCCTTTGATGACCGTGCCGACAGCGAGGTCATTGAACGCCTGCTGCAGCACATCTACGATGAGGGCTTTGACATCGACCAGAGCCATACCGAGGATGGGGACGAGCCTTGTGCGGTCTGCGTTTCCATGCCGAGAAGCCTTTTTACCGACACGGCACTGGAAAACCTCAAGGCACTCATTGCCGCCAAGGGCAGCCTTATCAAGAAAGCCCTCGGCGTTGATGCCCTGCCGTTGGAAATCACGGACACGAAGGTTTCCTTCCCTTGGTTTCCGATGATGCCAACCCCGGACGAGATGAACGCCTATGACACCTTCATCTGCAAGCTGTGCGAAATGGCACGAAATCAGAAACGGGTCAACGCAACGGAAAAGCCGACCGACAACGAGAAATATGCCTTCCGCTGCTTTCTCCTGCGGCTCGGCTTCATCGGCGCGGAATATAAGACCGCTCGAAAAATACTGCTGAAGAACCTGTCCGGCTCTTCAGCTTTCAAGAACGGGGGTACAGAAGATGAGACTTCCGAGTAAAGAGACGGTCGAACGTGTCCGAAAGGAATATCCGGTCGGTACCAGAGTGGAGCTTATTCGGATGGACGATCCCCAGGCACCGCCTGTCGGCACGAAAGGCACCGTGCGAGGTGTGGATGACATCGGCAGCATCATGGTTGCCTGGGATAACGGCTGCGGCTTAAGCGTGGCTTACGGCGAGGACATCTGCCGGAGGTGCGACCATGACTGAGAAAATCCGAGAGCAGATTCTCGCCGTTCGAGCAACCGGGCGCACGAATATGTTTGATGTGCCGACGGTACAGTACATTGCCAATGAGATGCGGTTCTATGAACTGGTTGTCTTTCTCGAAGGACACCGCAAAGAGTATGTACATTTCATCCTCACGGGCAAATACAAGCCGCTGTAATATACACAGTTTTTACCCCAAATGATTGTGTAGTATATTCTCCGAAATGACTGGATATATCCCGAACATGACGGTAATATACACTCACAACAAAACAAACGGAGGTACACGGTTATGTGGAAAGAAGGCAGCATCAAAGTAAACGGAGACATTTTTCACTACTGGATAAAGCAGTATGAGGAAGGTTCCGAGTGGGGTATCGACGGCGGACGCATTTCAAAGCTGATGCTCAAGCGCAGCGGCAAAATCATCTGCAACTACGACAGAGGCTGGGATGTAAAACCCGCCGATGAAAACACCCAGCTGGCAACGGAGCTTCTGCTCCACAGCGAAAATCACTGATCACAAAAAATTACGGAATGGAGCCGGGAGGCTCTGTTCCTCGTTATCGCAGTCGCTTCGTGCGGCTTTTTTTATTGGAGGTAATTATGCGGACAGTAAATATAGACTTGTCGCAGGACATAGCCGAATCAAGAGAAAAAATATATGTCGGCTACACAGGTGAGCATAATGCCACCGAGCTTGTTGTTAAAATACCGCAGGAAATGGCATCAGAAAGCGACTACCTTGTTGCCGTTTTTCTTACGGGTGACAAAATCGTCCGTTCAAAAAAGATAACAGCGGAGAAAGATTCAGGCTTGCCGTACCTTGAGGGAAACGAAGTGCATATTCGCCTTTCGCAGAAGCTCACAGGCAACCCCACACTCGGCATACAGATCGAAGGCTATGCGAAAGATGAAAACGGCATAAGTGTCCTTGTCGGCAAATCGGCATATATTTCAAACCTCACACTTCGTCTTTCGCCGAAAGGTTCAAGCGATGACACTGTAATGCCGGACTACGAAGAGATTGTCGACATGATACGCAAAGCATTAGAAAATGTAAAAGGCGGAATTGAAAAGTATGAAAACTTTGAGCTTTTGCCGGATGAAGCCGAAGACGGCGACCTTGCGTATGTGAAAAACGCAAGCGGCACGGTTATCACGGAGCCGTTTGAATTCGGCGGAAAATATGCACGGTTTATTCCGAAGCGTGAAATTGATAGAAACTGCCTAAAATCACTGCCGTCTGACGAAAACGATGATGAGCCGATTACTGCACTCATGTCCGCAGAATTCAGTACAACATCTGATGAAAAAGACAATTTGTGCTATTGCTCCCTTATTTACTATGCGCCCATAGGTTCAATTCTCGTTTTTTCCGAATTTGCCTGCAAAGATCATCTGTACGACTACGGAATTTCGGAGTGTATCTTAATCTATATCAGCGGTGAAGGTGATATGGCTCCGCTTCTCGATTCTGAAAAGCCGGTCAATGTTGCACCTGGCTGGTATAAATTGCTGGAGAAATCCGGCGAATGGTATATTGAAAGCGGCTATCCCGAAAGAGACTGGTCATACAGTGCAGAACCGATTGATTTTGCGAGTATTTCCGACTTTGATACACTTAGGAACTGTCTCGTGAAATATGACGAGCCGGATGAATATGAAAATGATCCTGCTATGGCGAGTATGTTTGCCGGGTGCTTTGACATTTATTCCGAACCGCTTAATGATAAAGGCTTATATCTGTATAAAGCCGGTGCGTGGGAACGGATAGCAGACCTTAAATCCGTCTCTGTTTCTTCAAGAGCGGATCTTTGCTTTGCTGCGGAACCAGGACAGACCGCCGTGGTAGAAGAGAATACAATACTTTTTGACGATGACACTACACAGATCTATGTAAATATGCAGTTTAAAGATCTGTATATCAATCCAAAACCTCCCGAATTTATGTGGCTCACGGACTGCCGAATTAAAGCCATACTTGAGTATATAGACTCCTCAACAGGTACTGCTGTTTCTTCATCGGAAAGTGATAACGGTTTTGAATTGATCTCGGATAAAAGCAGAAAGTATGTTTTTATCGGATTGAATACCAATCCGTTTGATTCATCTAAGCAGTATTATCTCTACACCGAAAAAGCCGGAGATCTTACTCTTCCCACCGGGACATTTAGCGAAAATACCGTCACCGTTATAAAGAACACACCGAAGGGTTGGAGCAGGGTCAAAGAAAACGGCGGAATATATACAGCGGAGCTAATACAGAGTTATGAAAACTTACCGAGTGTCCGTTTGTCCGAATATACCGACAAGGATTATTATTTCAAGGTCACGGAATACGAGTGCGCACTAACTTCGCAGTCTTTTATCGGCCAAAATAAATTTTACAGTTCGGACAACGCAAAAGGTCTGTGGTATTTCAGCGTCGGACGATGGATAAAAGTCGGTGATGCTGATGCGTAAGATGAAAAACTATAAGACGACAAGGTTCATGGAGAAAACCTCCCATTACGATACGGACGCTGCGGATTATGCCGTCATGTTTATCGAGAGCCTGTGCCACACCAAAGGTACTTGGGCGAGAAAGCCTTTCGAGCTTATCGACTGGCAGGAGCAGATCATTCGAGACATTTTCGGTGTCCTCAAGCCGAACGGCTATCGGCAGTTCAACACTGCATATATTGAGATTCCAAAAAAGCAAGGCAAGTCCGAGCTTGCCGCAGCGGTAGCCCTTCTGCTCACCTGCGGTGACGGAGAGGAACGCGCCGAGGTATACGGCTGCGCTGCCGACCGACAGCAGGCATCCATCGTGTTCAATGTGGCGGCTGATATGGTGCGGATGTGTCCGGCACTCTCCAAACGGGTCAAGATACTGGACTCCCAGAAGCGGCTCATTTATCAGCCCACGGGCAGTATCTATCAGGTGCTCTCCGCTGATGTCGGCAACAAACACGGCTTCAACACCCACGGCGTGGTGTTCGATGAGCTGCACACCCAGCCGAATCGGAAACTCTTTGACGTTATGACCAAAGGTTCCGGTGACGCCCGTATGCAGCCGCTGTATTTTCTCATTACCACGGCCGGCAACGACACCAAGTCAATCTGCTATGAGATCCACCAGAAGGCCAAGGACATCATCGAGGGACGCAAAATCGACCACACCTTCTATCCCGTCATCTACGGTGCAGAGGAATCGGACGATTGGACGGATCCAAAGGTTTGGAAGAAAGCCAATCCCTCCCTCGGCATCACGGTCGGCATCGACAAGGTCAAAGACGCCTGCGAGTCGGCAAAGCAGAACCCCGGAGAGGAGAACTCCTTCCGACAGCTGAGACTTAATCAGTGGGTCAAACAAGCAGTGCGCTGGATGCCGATGGACAAGTGGGATAAATGCGAGTTTGCTGTCTGCGAGGACGATTTGGAAGGTCGTGTCTGCTACGGTGGTCTGGATCTGTCCTCCACTACGGATATTACGGCGTTCGTTCTGGTGTTCCCACCGGAAGATGAGAACGACAAATACGTCATCCTGCCGTACTTCTGGATACCGGAGGACAACCTCGACCTCCGAGTCCGGCGTGACCATGTGCCATACAATGTGTGGGAGCGGCAGGGCTTTTTACAGACCACGGAAGGCAATGTCGTTCACTATGGCTACATTGAAAAGTTCATCGAAAGCCTGGGTGAGCGTTTCAATATTCGAGAAATCGCTTTTGACCGTTGGGGTGCTGTACAGATGGTGCAGAACCTTGAGGGCATGGGCTTCACGGTCGTTCCCTTTGGACAGGGCTTCAAAGATATGTCCCCACCCACCAAGGAGCTGATGAAACTGGTGCTGGAGCAGAAAATTGCCCACGGCGGACACCCCGTCCTCCGCTGGATGATGGACAACATCTTCATCCGCACCGACCCAGCCGGGAACATCAAGCCGGACAAGGAGAAGTCTACAGAGAAAATCGACGGTGCCGTAGCAACAATCATGGCACTGGATAGAGCCATCCGCTGCGGTAACGACACCGCCGAGTCTGTTTATGATAACCGAGGATTATTGTTTATTTAAATGTACAGTTATGGCTCTCAAAAACAGACTTATCATCTGCTGAATCATAGTAGTTCTCTGCCGCTGAACAGAGTTTATCTATAAGATAATCGACAACAATGGATGTCTCAGCGGAAGTTGAATTTACCTTATATTGATAGCCATAACCGTTCAGCTGATCCGGAGACAGTAAACTGAACTTCGTAATCTGCGCATTTTGTCCCGCTGGTTGTGTAAGGAGATCATCGTTTCCACTGTGCAAAAACGCACAGCGTAATGCATATAGTAAGTCCCCATTCAATTCGGCTTTTTCGGTACCAAATCCAACATGGCCGTCGTTGAAGTCAAAATAGTTATCGCACCATTTTGCGTAGCGTTTTCTTCCACTCGATTCAGTCGGATATTCAATCTCTCCACAAATATCTGGGAGAGTCAGTGCTAATGCCAATGCGGATTGAAAAGCTTTATTTGCCACCGCTTCTTTTATATCGTTAATTTTCTCTTTCATGCTATCGCCCCTTTCTCTATGAATTCATTATACCACACTTAGTGTCCAATAAACAGGACAGAAGGAGGATTTATGTCAGTATTTTCAGGGCTGTTCAAATCCAGGGACAAGCCTCAAGACAGAACAGCAGGCAGCAATTATGCTTTCTTCTTCGGTGGCACGACTTCCGGCAAAGCGGTAACGGAGCGCTCGGCCATGCAGATGACTGCCGTGTATTCCTGTGTCCGCATCCTGTCGGAGGCTGTGGCGGGGCTGCCGCTGCACCTATACAAATACACGGACAGCGGCGGCAAGGCAATGGCGCTCGACCATCCGCTCTACCGCTTGCTCCACGATGAGCCGAACCCGGAGATGAGTTCTTTCGTGTTTCGTGAGACACTCATGACACACCTGCTCCTGTGGGGCAATGCCTATGCACAAATCATCCGCAACGGTAAGAACGAGATCGTGGCGCTGTATCCCTTGATGCCGAACAAGATGTCAGTGGACAGAGACGAGGCCGGCCGGCTGTACTACACCTATTACCGTGGCTCGGACGAAGCCATCAAAAACAAGGAGTTCGCCGTAACGCTTCATCCCTCGGATGTACTCCACATACCGGGACTCGGCTTTGACGGTCTGGTCGGCTACAGCCCCATCGCTATGGCGAAGAATGCCATCGGCATGGCGATTGCCTGCGAGGAATACGGTGCAAAGTTCTTCGCCAACGGCGCCGCTCCAGGGGGTGTGCTGGAACACCCCGGCACGATCAAAGACCCGCAGCGTGTGCGTGAGAGCTGGCAGTCAACCTTCGGCGGCAGCGGCAACGCAAACAAAATTGCCGTACTGGAAGAAGGTATGAAATATATGCCAATCGGCATCTCGCCGGAGCAGGCGCAGTTCCTCGAAACACGCAAATTCCAAATTAATGAGATCGCTCGAATTTTCCGAGTCCCGCCCCACATGGTCGGCGACCTGGAAAAGTCGAGCTTTTCTAATATTGAGCAGCAGTCCCTTGAGTTCGTGAAATACACCCTTGACCCTTGGGTCATCCGCTGGGAGCAGTCCATTCAGCGGTCACTCCTGTCCAATGACGAAAAAGCCATGTATTTTGTGAAGTTCAATCTGGAAGGCTTGCTTCGCGGCGATTACCAGAGCCGCATGAATGGGTACGCCATTGGTCGTCAGAACGGTTGGATGTCTGCAAACGACATCCGTGAGCTGGAAAATCTCGACCGTATCCCGGCAGAGGATGGCGGCGATTTGTACCTCATTAACGGCAATATGCTCCCGCTGAAAAATGCGGGTGCTTTTGCAGATACACCTACCGATGACGGAAAGGAGGAAGAAACCGATGAAGAAATTTTGGAATTGGAAGACCCGAACGGTGACCAATCAGGAGACGCAGGAGCAAATTCAGGAAAGGACACTGTTCCTAAACGGCACGATAGCCGAGGAAAGCTGGTTTGACGATGATGTCACCCCACAGCTTTTCAAGAATGAACTGATGTCCGGCAGCGGCAACATTATCGTGTGGATCAACAGTCCCGGTGGCGACTGCGTGGCGGCGGCTCAAATCTACAATATGCTCATGGACTACAAGGGTGATGTGACGGTCAAGATTGACGGTATTGCCGCATCCGCAGCGTCCGTCATCGCTATGGCGGGTACGAAGGTGCTGGTATCTCCCGTGTCCATGCTTATGATCCACAACCCCATGACGGCGGCATTCGGCAATTCGGAGGAAATGCAGAAAGCCATCGAGATGCTCTCAAGCGTTAAGGATTCTATTATCAACGCCTATGAAATCAAGACGGGGCTTTCCCGCGCCAAGCTCTCGCACCTCATGGATGCCGAAACATGGATGGACGCAAACAAGGCTGTGGAACTCGGCTTTGCGGACGAAATCATGCAGAGAAACTCGGAATCCGAAGAGGTACCCACGCCTACCGTTTCCATGCTGTATTCCAAGGCGAATGTGGTGAATTCTCTCATGGAGAAGATCGCCGCAAAATGCGCCATTACCCCAAAATCCAACCGTACACAAAAAGCCGATGACCTTATGGATCGGCTCAATCTTATTAAAAACTGGAGGTAATTCAATATGACTATCAACGAACTGCGTGAAAAGCGCAACCAGGCTTGGAATGCCGCAAAGGCATTTGTGGAAACCAAGCGCGACAAGGACGGTCTGCTTTCCGAAGAGGATGCCAAGGCCTATGCTCAGATGGAAAAGAAAGTGCAGGACTATGGCGCCGAGATCGAGCGCATGGAAGCTATGGCAGCGATGGAGGCTCAGCTTTCCAAGCCCACTTCTGCGCCCATCAACGAAAAGCCCCTGAACGGAAAGACCACCGAGGATAAGCAGCCTAAGAGCTTCCGTGCCACCGATGTCTACCGCAGCGGTATGCTCAACGCTCTGCGTACCAACTTTCGTCAGATCAGTAATGTGCTGCAGGAGGGCATCGATGCCAATGGCGGCTATCTGGTGCCGGATGAGTATGACAGCCGTCTCATTCAGGTGCTCAACGAGGAAAACGTTATGCGTTTTCTCGGCACTGCTATCACCACCAGCGGTGAGCACAAAATCAACATCGCAGCCACCAAGCCTGCGGCTGCGTGGATCGAGGAGGGCGGCGCACTGACTTTCGGTGACGCTACCTTCGACCAGATCATTCTGGATGCCCACAAGCTCCATGTCGCTGTCAAGGTGACCGAGGAACTGCTCTACGATAACGCATTCAATCTGGAAAACTACATTCTGGAGCAGTTTGGCAAGGCACTTGCCAATGCCGAGGAGGATGCGTTCATCAACGGCAACGGTACCGGTCAGCCCCTGGGTATTCTCGCCGAAACCGGCGGCGCACAGGTCGGTGTGACAACGAAATCCTCTGGCAAAGTGACAGCCGACGAGGTGATCGATTTGGTGTACTCCCTTAAGCGTCCCTACCGTAAGAACGCCGTGTTCCTCGCCAACGATGTCTGCGTTGCAGAGCTCCGCAAGCTGAAGGACAGCACGGGTCAGTATCTGTGGCAGCCCTCTCTGCAGGCGGGTGAGCCTGACCGTGTGCTGGGCTACAAGGTTTACACCTCTGCATATTTCCCTGTCCCTGCTCCCGGCAAGGCCGCAGTCGCATTCGGCGACTTCAGTTACTACAACATCGGTGACCGTGGCTCCCGTTCTATTGCGGAACTGAAAGAACTGTTTGCTGGAAATGGCATGGTCGGTTTTGTCGCAAAGGAGCGTGTAGACGGAAAACTGGTGCTGCCCGAAGCAGTCAAGCTGCTCAAAATGGCATCTGCCTGATGAAAGGAGGCAGCGGTGATGGACGAGCTTCTTTCCAAAGTAAAAGCCAACCTTATCCTGGAACATACGGCGGATGATGAGCTGCTGAAAGGCTACATCACCGCCGCTGTTTCTTACGCCGAAAGCTACCAGCACATCCCGGAGGGCTATTACACGGAGAACCCCATGCCGCCCACCACAGAGCAAGCCGTCATCATGCTGTCATCCCACTTCTACGAAAGCCGGGACGGCAGCACGGGCGGCTTCTTTGCGGATAACACCGGAGCGGCACAGCTGGTGTGGAATACCGTCAATCAGTTGCTCCGGTTGGATAGACGGTGGCAGGTATGAGTTTCGGAAAAATGAACGGCTTTGCCGACATCGTGAAAAATCGTCAAGTCAAGGACAGCGAGGGCTTTACCCATTCCGAGAATGAAGTCCTCGCTTCCGTCCGTGTCTATCGGGAAGGTCGGCACGGCAGTCAGCGTTGGGCGAACCTCGCTGCATTCAGCGAAGCGACCGACCTGTTCCGCTTTCGGTGTATTCCTGGGCTGACGGTCACTACCGATCATTTTCTCATCTGCGATGACTGTCGCTACGACATTGTGTCCGTGGAGGATGTAAAGGGGCGTGGGATGTACATTGAGGTGCTGGCAAAGAAGGAGGTGCCGACCGTTGGCTAAGTGCGACATGAAAATGCCGGAGGATTTCCTTCTGAAGATTTCCAAGCTCGGCAGCAACTTTGACAGCGTTGCGGATACCGTCCTGCAGGCCGGCGGCGAGGTGGTGCTGAAAAAAGTCAAGAGCAATCTCTCCTCCGTTATTGGCAGAGGAACAAAGTTCAAATCCCGCACCACAGGCGAACTGGAAGGTGCGCTCGGTCTTTCTCCCTCCAAGCTGAACCGGGACGGTAACCACGACATCAAGGTCGGTTTCGCCGAACCTCGCTCGGACGACGGCAGCAACGCCAAACTTGCCAACATTCTCGAATACGGCAAGCACGGTCAGCCTGCAAAACCGTTTCTGAAACCTGCGAAAACGGCGTCCCGGCAGGAATGCATCGATGCCATGACCAAGGCACTGGATGAGGAGGTGGAAAAGCTGTGAGCCTGCTATCCGATTTACAAACCATCGCCGAGCATTGCGGTGTTCCAGTGGAAACGGGTGTGTTCTCCGGCAAAGCACCGGACACCCATCTGGTTATCACGCCGCTGTCGGACAGCTTTGAGCTTCACGCCGACAACACCCCCGGCTGCGAAACGCAGGAGGCACGGCTGTCCCTCTTCACAAAGGGCAGCTACACCAAACTGAAAAATGCACTCGTCCGTGCCTTGCTGGGTGCGGATTTTTATATTACCTACCGCCGGTACATCGGCTTTGAGACCGAGACCGGCTACCATCACTACGCCATTGATGTGGCGCAAATCTACGATTTGGAGGAATAAGTTATGGCTACCATCGGTCTTGACAGACTGTATTACGCAAAAATCACCGAGAACGATGCCGGTGAGGAAACCTACGGTACGCCGTCCCAGCTTGCCAAAGCCATCTCCGCTGACCTTTCGGTGGAACTGGCGGAGGCAACGCTCTATGCCGACGACGGTGCTTCGGAGATCGTGAAGGAATTCAAGTCCGGCACACTCTACCTTGGCATTGATGATATCGGCTCTGCGGCGGCATCCGACCTCACGGGTGCAACCATCGACAAAAACAAGGTGCTGATTTCCGCATCCGAGGACGGCGGCGACCCTGTGGCGGTGGGATTCCGTGCCAAGAAGTCCAACGGCAAGTACAAGTATTATTGGCTGTACCGAGTGAAATTCGGTATTCCGGCGACGAACCTTGCCACCAAGGGCGACAGCATTACCTTCTCTACACCCACTATTGAAGGCACCATTCTGCGCCGCAACAAAGCAGACGCAGGCGGCAAACACCCGTGGAAAGCGGAGGCTTTGGAGGGCGATGTGACCGCAGCGACTATCACGAACTGGTATAAGGAAGTCTATGAGCCGACCTATACCACGACACCCGAAAAACAGGGTTAACGGAGGTAACACACAATGGATAACGAGAGAACTACAGTCATCACCATCGGTGGCGAGGAATACACACTCCTGCTTACCACCAAGGCTACCAAGGAAATCGCCAGTCGCTATGGCGGGCTAGAAAACCTCGGTGAGAAGCTGATGAAATCCGAGAACTTTGAAATGGCCATCGGCGAGATCGTGTGGCTTATCACGCTTCTGGCAAATCAGAGCATCCTCGTCCACAACCTCAAGGATAAGGAGCATCCCAAGGAGCTGCTCACCGAAGATGTGGTGGAGCTTCTGACCACGCCCCTCGACCTCGCCGAATACAAAACCGCCATTACGGAAGCTCTCTATAAGGGCACCAAGCGCAATGTGGAAAGCGAGAAAGACCCAAAAAACGCACCAGTCGGGTAACGGTCTCCGATGCGGAGCTGTTTACCCGGCTTCTTTATTACGGTCTTGCCCACCTGCATCTTAGCCAAGATGAGGTGTGGCTGATGCCGTTTGGCCTGCTTTTGGACTTATGGGAGTGCCATAAGCAGTATAACGGGCAGGCCTCCCCGGCACGAGAGCATTACATCGACGATATTATCCCGGACGGCATTTGACCCATATCGGACAGCTTCACCTCGAACTTAGTCCATTTCCGGCGCAACTTATTTGTGAACTTTTTCGTATAGCCTTGATTTTTTTCAAAAATCGTGGTATACTACACATAGAAGTTCGGACGGTTTTGTCCCAAGTATGAGGTGAAATGCATGGTTAAACGAGACTCCTATATGGAACGGCTGATCCACAGTATGTGGAACGGTGAGATAAAAGTCATCACGGGCATACGCAGATGCGGCAAGTCCGTACTGCTTTTCGATCTGTTTTTCGAGTATCTTCTTTCGCAGAATGTTTCGGAAGATCATATTTTGAAAATCGAACTGGATCAACGCCGCTATTATAAGTTCAGAAACCCCATTACTTTGTGTGAATATGTAGAAAGTGCCGTCCTTGACAAGAAGGACGATAAGTTCTATCTGTTCATTGACGAGGTGCAACTCACCACGAAAGTAGTGGACAAGGAAAACGGCGGCATCGAGGTTACTATCTACGATATGCTAAACGAACTCAAGGCATATAAAAACCTTGATGTTTATGTCACCGGCAGTAACTCCAAAGGGCTGTCGAAAGATATCGCAACAGAGTTTCGCGGTCGTGCTACGCAGATTCATGTGTTCCCGCTGTCATTTGCCGAGTTTTATTCTGCCGTGGGCGGTGACGAACGAAAAGCGCTGGATACTTATATGCTCTATGGCGGTATGCCGAGACTTTTAGCACTGGAGGATGACAAAGATAAGAAGGATTATCTGACCTCCCTATACAGCGAATTGTATGTCAAGGATATTGTGGAGAGAAACGGCATCGAGCGCGAGGATGTTCTGAATGATATTTTGGACTTCCTTGCTTCGCAGATCAGTTCGCTGACGAATCCGACCAATATCGCAAATGCCATCGCGTCCATGAAGAACGAAAAAATCAATCCTGCGATGGTTTCAAACTATGTGCAGTATGTTATCGACTCTTTCCTCATTTCAATGGCAAAGCGATACGATGTCAGAGGAAAGACCTATTTCAAGTATCCGAACAAATACTACTATACGGATATCGGACTTCGGAACGCACGACTGAATTACCGCCAGTACGATCCCGGTCACATCATGGAAAACATCATCTACAACGAACTTCTGCGGCGCGGGTACTCTGTTGATGTCGGTGTGGTTTGCGACCGCGCAGGCGACAGCAAGGTTCAGAAAGAAATCGACTTTGTGGTAAACGATGCGGATAAAAAAATCTATATTCAGTCCGCTTTCCGCATGGATACCGATAAAAAAGAATCCTCTGAGCTGGCATCGCTGATGCTTACCAAGGATTTCTTCAAAAAGATTATCGTTCGCATGGATGTGCCGCACAATTTTTATGACGACAACGGCATCTTCCACTGCAATCTGATCGACCTACTGCTTGGCCGGGTAGAATTGTTCTGACAAAATAACTCATATATCTACGAGGAGTGACCTTTCGGGGCCGCTCCTTTTTCATACCATCAGGCACGCTTTCATCGAAAACTTCGGACGGTTTCGTCCCAACTTCTCGGTGAGAGGGTGCTTTTTTCATACCATCCACAAGGAGGTGACGGTACATGGCAGACAGTTTCGGACTGAAGATCGGTCTTGAGGGCGAAAAGGAATTCAAAAAAGCGCTGGCGGACATCAACCAGTCCTTCAAGGTGCTCGGCTCCGAAATGAAGCTCGCCACCTCTCAGTTCGATAAGAACGACAAATCCGTGGAGGCTCTCGCCGCACGGAATAAGGTGCTGCGAAAAGAGATCGACGAGCAGACGACAAAAATCGATACCCTTCGCAAGGCTCTGCAGAATGCCGCCACCTCCTTTGGAGAGAACGACCGCCGCACCCAGAACTGGCAGATTCAACTCAACAATGCCGAAGCTGCCCTCAACGATATGAACCGTGAGCTGGACGAGAACGAGAAAGCCATCAAGGATGGCGGCAAAGCTGTGGAGGAATCCGGCAGTAAGTTTGAAGGCTTCGGCAAGGTTCTCAAAACCGTAGGTGTGGCACTCGGTGCTGTGGCCGTCGCCGCAGGTGTCGCCGCCGTGAAGCTCGGAAAAGAGGTCATCGCTGCCTATGCGGACTATGAGCAGCTGGTCGGCGGTGTTGACACCCTGTTCAAGGACTCCTCGCAGGAGATCCAGCGGTACGCCGCCAATGCATACAAAACGGCAGGGCTTTCTGCCAACGAGTACATGGAGACGGTCACGGGCTTTTCCGCAAGCCTGATCCAGTCTCTCGGCGGTGATACCGAGAAAGCCGCCAAGTATGCGGATATGGCAATCACGGATATGTCCGACAACGCCAATAAGATGGGCACGGATATGTCCTCCATTCAGAATGCCTATCAGGGATTTGCCAAGCAGAACTACACGATGCTTGACAACCTCAAGCTGGGCTACGGCGGCACGAAGCAGGAAATGGAGCGACTGCTTGCCGATGCGGAAAAGATATCCGGCGTCAAGTATGATATTTCTTCCTATGCGGATGTGGTGGAAGCCATCCATGTCATGCAGGAAAGTATGGATATTGCGGGTACGACTGCCAAGGAAGCGGAAGCCACCATTTCCGGCTCTGTCAATGCACTGAAATCCGCCGTGTCGAACCTCATTGTAGGCTTCGGCGATGCGGACGCTGACATGGAGCTGCTGTGCAACAACATGGTGGATGCCTTCAAGACTGTGGTAGCAAACATCACCCCGGTCATTGAGAACATCGTGGCGGCTCTGCCCACGGCGCTGGATGCTCTGCTGACGGCCGTGGGTGAACTGCTGCCCACACTGCTGGAAGCGGTCACTGAGCTATTCTCGCAGGTGCTGGAAACGCTGCTGTCTTTGCTTCCGCAGCTTATCCCGGCGGCGGTGTCCACACTCATGACCATCGTGAACACGCTGATTGAGAATATGCCCCTGCTTATCGAGGCAGCGGTTCAGCTGGTGTCTACACTGGTGACAGGCATTGCGGACGCACTGCCCACGCTCATCCCGGCAGCGGTGCAGGCTATCGTCACCATCGTACAAGGACTGGTGGACAGCCTGCCGATGCTCCTTGACGCAGCCTTACAGCTTATCACAGGGCTTGCCCAGGGACTATTGGACGCACTGCCCGTGCTGATTGCCGCTCTGCCGGAGATCATCAACGGCATCATTACCTTTCTGCTGGACTCCATCCCGCAGATTATCGAAACAGGCATTCAACTTCTGACCTCGCTTGTTGCCGCATTGCCGGATATCATTATGGCAATCGTGGAAGCTATCCCGAAAATCATAGACGGCATTATTACCGCCGTGCTTAACGCCATTCCACAAATCATCCAAGCGGGCATCGACCTGCTGATTTCCCTTATTCAAGCCTTGCCGCAGATCATCACGACTATCGTGCAGGCGATTCCGCAAATCATCTCTGGCATTGTCAATGCACTGGTCGGAAACATCGATAAGATCATCATGGCAGGCGTTCAGTTGTTCGTTGCCCTGATTGAAAACCTGCCCACCATCATCGTGGAAATCGTCAAGGCCGTGCCGCAGATTATTGCGGGCATCGTGAAAGCCTTCGGCTCTCTGATGTATAAGATCGTGGAGATCGGCGGCAATATCGTAAAAGGCCTGTGGGATGGTATTACCCAGCTTGCCTCGTGGCTGTGGGACAAGGTATCCGGGTGGATCTCCTCCATCTGGGACGGCATCTGCGATTTCTTCGGTATCCATTCGCCCTCGAAGGAAATGGCATGGGTCGGTGAAATGCTGGTCAAGGGCTTGTCCGGCTCCATTGAGGATAACGGTGACGAAGCGGTCAAAGCCGCAGAAGGAATGGCGGAGGACATCAATGGTGTCATGGGCGACCTTGCCAACGATATGCAGACGGCTCTGCCCACCGACTTTGACGTGAACGGCTCGATCCGTTCTGCGGTGGACGGCGTGGTCGGTAAGGCGGCATCCGCTTTCACCATTGCCCTGAACATCACGAATTTCAACAATTACAGCAGTGAGGATATCCGTCAGCTCACCAATGAAGTCATGGAAACGGCGAACCAGTTCGCCCAGCGGAAAGGAGTGGTATTCGCATGACCTATTTTACCTACAACGACCGCAGCTCCGCTGATTTCGGACTGCATATTGAGAAGAAGGACGTGTTCTCCGCACCGGAATACGATGCGGAGTTCATTTCCATTCCCGGCAGGAGCGGTGACATCATCAATCCGAACCGCCGCTTTGCCAACATCAAGGTGACCTACACAGTGTTCCTCGCACGGAAGAACGCAGCCGCACTTGCCGCTGTCCTGCGGGACATTAAGGGCTGGCTTTATTCCGAGCCGGACAGATACCACGAAATCACCGACTCTTACGATGCGGAGTATTTCCGCTACGGTGTCATCTCCGGCAATCTGGACATTGAGGAGCAGCTGAACAAGGTCGGCAGTTTCACCGTGACCTTCAACTGCAAGCCTTTCAAATACAGCTTTGCGGGACAGCAGACGGTGTCGGCTGACGCTTCTGAACTGACGATTACCAATCCGACCGCTTTTGAGAGCCGACCATATATGAAAATCTATGGTAGCGGTCTGATTCGGCTCATGGTTCAGCCGGAAGGCGAAGGTGCGAGCCTGTGGACGATTTCAGAGGTCGATGAGTGCATCGAAATCGACAGCGAACTCATGAATTGCTTTAAGGATACCACCCTCAAAAACGACACAGTCAAAGGAGCGGAATTTCCCGCCCTCAAGCCGGGTGGTTGCACCATTAACTGCAATGGAGATGTGTCAAGGATTGAGGTCGTTCCAAGGTGGTGCTGCCTATGATCCCTGTACTCTATGCCGCAAATACTACGGATTTCAGCTCGTTCGGCCTTGGTGTGCTGACGGACACTGTCTCCTGCGAAGTCACCGAGGAAAGAAACGGCATATTCGAGTGCCTGCTCAAATACCCGGTGAGCGGTCAGCATTACGAACTTATCGCCAAGGAGTGCATCATCAAGGCAAAGCCCAACGACACCGCCGCTGACCAGGCATTCCGCATCTACCGTATAACGAAGCCGCTCAACGGCATCGTCACCATTTATGGGCAGCACATATCCTATGACCTTGCCAATGTTCCCGTGCTGCCGTTTTCGACGGAGAGCCGCTCACCGCAGCTCATTCTCTCGCAGCTTCTTGCCGGAGATACACGCTTCACGGGCTGGACGGACTACTCGGACGCAAAGGCGTTTTCCGTCACGCAGCCGAAAAGCGTCCGGGCGTGTCTCGGCGGCACGGAAGGCTCCATGCTCTCCAAATGGCACGGCGAGTTTGAGTGGGACAACTTCACGGTGAACTTCCATTCGCACCGAGGACAGAAAACCGGTGTGGTCATTGAATACGGCAAGAACCTCACCGCATTGGAGCAGGACGAGGACAACAGCGGCGTGTATACTGCGCTGCTCCCGTATGCCGTATACACCCCGGAAGACTCGGACACCGAAACGGTGGTCACACTGACGGAGGTGACGCTTCCTATTGTGACCTCGGAGATCGTCCGAGCGAAAACGCTCATTCTGGACTTTTCCGACCAGTTCGGAGAGAATGCCGCCATTACGGAAGAAGCACTCCGAGCCAAAGCCAACAGCTATATCAAAGCAAATCCGCTGGGAGCGACTATCCCCACGGTGAAGGTGTCCTTTGAGCCGCTCGGGAAACAGCCGGAGTATTCGGCACTGCTGGAGCGGGTCAGCCTTTGCGATACTGTCACCATCCGGCACTCGCTTCTGGGTGTCAGCGTGTCGGCTATGGTCATCGAAACCGTATACGACACCCTTGCCGAGCGGTACAAGAGCATTTCCCTCGGTCAGAGCAAGTCCAGTATGATCACCACCATCTCCGAGGTGCAGTCCACGGTCGATAAAGTGGAATCCACGGTGGGACGCTTCCCGAAGCTGCTCCAAACCGCCATCGGCAAAGCCACCGGACTTATCACCGGTCAGAGCGGCGGCTATGTGGTCATTCACACCAGGGAGGAAAACGGTCAGCCCTATGAGCTGCTCATTCTGGACGCTCCCTCTATTGACGATGCTGTGAATGTCTGGCGGTGGAATGTGGGCGGTTTGGGATTTTCCCATAACGGCTACAACGGTCCCTATGAAACCGCCATCACGGCAGACGGTCAGATCGTTGCGGACTTCATCACTTCCGGCTCTCTAGTAGCAAACATCATCAAGGCCGGTGTTATCCAGTCACAGGATGGCTCGTCATGGTGGGACTTGGAGAGCGGCGAAGTCGTGCTTCGAGCATATGTTTCAACCGATGAATTTGCGGAGAAAAGTGCGTATTTTCAGCAGAACGTGGATGGGCTGAACAGCTATGTGGCGACCCTCACCGAAACAATGGAATCGGTATCCACCGAACAAGGAACACTCGAAAAACGGCTGCAAAGCTCCGAGAGCCGCTTATCTCAGCTTCAGCACACGGTGAACGGCTTGTCCGTCACTATGCAGGAGCAGTATATAGGCGGCATCAACTATGTGCAGAATTCATCGGGGCTCAACGGCATCACGGATGATTGGAGCTATTCGGGCACGGTGAAAACCGACACTTCAACGGATACGCAGAACAATACCGTTTCCGACTCCTGTTTTGTACTGGGAGCTTATTCTTCACTGTCTCAGTACATCCGCAGTGTTGTTCCCGGAACATACACAATTACGATTCGAGCAAAGAAAACTTCGACCATGTCCGCATATTTTTATGTGACATATAACGGAAACAAAACGAAGTATCTGTTCAATAAGTCCACAGCGTTTGACTGGACGGATTTCACAGTCACCCTGACCGATGTTACCGACCCTACGCTTCGTATCTACTGCTACTGCCGTGACGCATCCGTTTATCTCGCAGATATTATGATTACCGAAGGTGCGATTCCACGAAAATGGACGCCCGCACCCAACGAAATCTACACGCAGGAAGTAAAAATCGACAAGCGCGGCATCGAGGTGTCAAACAAAGCATCATCCCAGAGGACGGTCATCACGAACACGGAGTTTGCCGGTTACTACAACGATGAGGTCATTTTTACCCTTAACAAAGATGAAACACAGACCAGGAAAACCACGGTGGACGGCGAGCTGACCGTGGGCAAAACGAAGTTTGTCCCGATGCCGACGGCATCCGACGGGCTGAATATCGTTATTCTGGATTAAGGAGGTAAGGCTGTGGCATTAAGCGGCTCTTTTCATAAATATCCCACAAGCAAATTCGGACTGTACTGCGACTGGACGGGCAGTCAAAGCGTCACGGGGAACTACACCGATGTGACGCTCAATGTTTACCTGCAGTTTTATACACTGCAGGTCGGCTCTCGTGCCGACTCAACCATTTCAATCAATGGTGAGAGTGAAACCTATACCGTACCGGCTATCAACGATACAAGCTCGACAAGCTGGCACATGGTACACCTCAAAAGCAAAACAGTCCGGGTTTATCATAACAGCAACGGCACAAAAACAGGTGTGGCTTTGTCGGCGTCATGGCGGTTTTCCGGCACATATTCCGGCGTATCCATCGGAACGATAACCGCATCCGCAACCGTCGACCTTAACACAATCGACCGCAACGCCCCGACCGTGAGCTTCAGCACATCGAATATCACGGCAAACGGATTCAAAATTTCGGCATCTTCCTCGGCTTCGGCAGACCTTTGGCAGTACAGCTTAAACGGCGGTGCGACCTGGACGACCTTTTCCTCAAATGCGTCAACAAGTGCAAGTGCTGCGCTGTCCTCACTTTCACCGAACACAAGCTACACGGTGAAGGTCAGGGCAAGGCGGCAGTACAACCATGTCTACGGCACATCAGGCAGTGCCACCGTAAAAACGCTTGGAGGTGCCGTATTAAACAGCGTCAGCACGGTGACGGCGGACAATGCCACGGTTACGGTTTCTCTGGATGCGACCGTGTATGAAGCATCATATTCCAACTCGCTGGCAATCAAAAACGGCGGCACGACCATATTGACCGTTACGGGACTTTCCTGGTCGAAAGGTACGGCAAACAGAACGGTAACACTGACATCGGCGCAGAGAACGGCACTTTTAAATGCAATAGCGACCGTTAAATCATTTACGGGAACCTTTGCACTTTCTTCTTTCAGCGGTTCTGCCCAGATAGGAAGTACATCGAGCAGAACCGCCACCGTACAGACAACGGCCGCAAACTCCGCACCGACACTCGGCGGTTTTACTTATGAGGACAGCAACACGGCTACGAAAAATATCACGGAAGATAACCGGTTGTTCATTCAAAACCATTCTGTGCTGAAAGTAACACCCGGAACGGCGACTGCGAAAAACGGTGCGACTATAACGAACTACACGGCATCCTGCAACGGTTTATCAGTCTCCAATTCGACCGGGGCTGCCTTATCCGTTGGTAAGATCACCAAGTCCGGCAATGTTATGGTCACGCTCACAATCACTGATTCCCGTGGTTATACCACAGGTGTCTCCAAGGCCGTCACTGTCATTCCGTATTCCAAGCCGAAGGTGTCCTCGATAACTCTTCGGCGAACCAATGATATCGAGGCGGAAATGCAGCTCATATTCAGCGGTTCGATTTCCGCCGTATCGGTGAACGGAGTACAGAAAAACAGCGTAGTCTATGTGCGTTACCGGTACAAGAAAACGAATGAATCGAGCTACGGTGCTTTTACAAGCATCCTTGGTGGCACAACCCGAAGCGGAACTTCATTCAGCTATTCAAACCTTGAACTGTGCAATCTGTATGCAAACAGTTCATACGACTTTCATTTACAGGTTCAAGACAAGCTCTATTCCGCAAGCAGCTTGGATCTGTATTTCACTGTTCCGCAGGGCACACCGCTCATTGCGCTGCGAAAAAAGAAGGTCGGCATCAACACTCCGAACCCGCAGGCAACACTCGATGTTGCGGGAAGTGTGCGTGTCAATAATTCTGCGCTTGCCGATTTTGTCGTTCAGCACGGAACAAACGGTATATGGACTTTCCGAAAGTGGAAAAGCGGCATTGCGGAGTGCTGGTGCAGAAAAACCGTATCGGCAACACTCAATAACAACTGGGGACCTCTTTACACTTCCGGCTCACTGACCGCATTGAATATTGCTTTTCCTTTTACCTTTTCTGCCGTTCCGACAATTACGGCAAACCTTTCCTGCAACGGTGTCGGTGCTTTTCTTATGGTTCCGGGCAGTTCTCCGGGCCCTTCGACAAAATCAACGGGCGTATATGAAATAGGAAGAGCAACCTCTCTGAGCAGTGCTAACAATTTTGAGGTCAACTTCTATGTTATAGGGAAAGTGTGATGCTTAATCGGCATCACTTTTTTTATACACAAATTCAACTTTTAAAGGAGGACAAACAACATGAAAGAATTTTGGACGACCATTCAAGTGGTTATTGCCGGTATCGGCGGATGGCTCGGATGGTTCCTGGGAGGATGTGACGGCTTGCTTTATGCGCTTTTGGCTTTCGTAGTTATCGACTACATCACCGGCATTATGTGTGCCTTGGTAGACAAGAAACTGTCCAGCAAAGTCGGCTTCAAGGGCATTTTCAAAAAAGTGCTCATCTTTGCTCTTGTAGGTGTGGGACATATTCTTGATACACGCATTATCGGTGCAGGTTCGGTGCTGCGAACCGCTGTCATTTTCTTCTATCTCTCAAATGAGGGTGTGTCCCTGCTTGAGAATGCAGCATACTTGGGACTTCCCATTCCGCAGAAACTGAAATCTGTACTTGAACAGCTTCATGACCGCAGTGAAAAGGAGGATGAATAAATATGGCTTATACGAACAGCCCTATGGTATCATACACGAAACTCAGCCCGAACCATTCCGGGCAGCGCACCCACAGCATTGACCGCATCACGCCCCACTGCGTGGTAGGTCAGTGCTCGGTGGAAACCCTCGGCAACATCTTTTTACCCGTATCCCGTCAGGCAAGTTCAAACTACGGTATCGGACCGGACGGCCGTGTCGGTATGTATGTAGAGGAGAAGAACCGCTCCTGGTGTTCCTCTTCCAACGCAAACGACCAGAGAGCCGTAACCATCGAATGCGCTTCCGATACCACGGAACCGTATGCATTTCGTGATGTTGTGTATCAGACGCTCATCAAACTCTGCGTTGACATCTGTAAACGCAACGGCAAAACGAAGCTGCTCTGGCTCGGCGATAAGACCAAAACGCTCAGCTACACACCGAAGCCGGACGAGATGGTACTTACCGTCCACAGGTGGTTTGCCAATAAATCCTGTCCGGGCAACTGGATGTATGCCCGTATGGGCGACCTTGCCAAAAAGGTAACGGCGGCTCTCGGCGGAGACACGAAGCCCGCAAAGCCCGGCAAGCCCTCTGTGACAATCAAAGTCGGTGACCTTGTGACTATCACGGGCAGCACCTATTACAATGGCAAGAGCATCCCCAAGTGGGTGAAAGGGAAAAACTGGTACGTTCTCCAGACTGACGGCGCGAGAGTCGTCATCAATAAGAGCGAGGACGGTAAAAACGCCATCTGCAGCCCCGTCAATGCCGCCGACCTTCAGCTTGTGAACGCGAAGCCCGGAAAAACAGTGGACGAGCTTGCACGTGAAGTTATTCGCGGTCTGTGGGGCAACGGCATCGAGAGAAAAAACCGCCTTACCGAAGCTGGGTACGACTACAGAGCCGTTCAGCGCCGCGTGAACGAACTGCTCAGATAACCGCATATACACATTGACCCGTCGAGGATTTTTTAAGTCCCCGGCGGGGCTTTTTTTTTTTTTCAATTTTTTTCGTCCGACCGTCAGTTTTGACCTCCTCCCAAGGCTACCAGGTAGAGGACGGCAGAAAAAAGTCCTCGGAAAGGGGCAAAGCCATGAGACACAAACTCAAAGTCAGTGTTTCAAAAGAACCGAAGACGGGCGGTATAGCTGCCGTCCGTAAAGTCTCCGTCCGTGAGCGTCTTCTGCGTCTGCTTCTCGGCGAAACACGCAGGGTGATCGTACTCATCCCCGGAGACAGAGTCGATGAGATTGCCATCAGTGAGGAGGTGAAAGACGATGAGCGAACAGAAAACAAAGGCTGATGTAACGAAGCTGCTTCTGAAGACGGCGGACAATCTGACCGCGCTTGCGGACAGCATGAGGGTGCTGTGCGCATTCCTTGCTGACAGTCCGCAGGAAGAACCGAAGCCACAACCGGTAAAGAAGAAGCAGACCGTACCGCTCGAAAAGATCAGAGGCATTCTCGCCGAAAAGAGTCGCGACGGCTACACGGCGGAGGTCAGAGCAATCATTCAGAGCTTCGGTGCGGAGCGGCTCAGCGAGATCGACCCTACGGACTACGAAGCAGTGCTGAAGAAAGCGGAGGTGCTGGGCGATGGCTGATCACGCTGTACTGTCCGCGTCCGGCTCTCACAGGTGGCTCAACTGTACACCGTCGGCGAGGCTGGAGCTTGAGTTTGAGAACACGGGCTCCGAAGCCGCCAGAGAAGGCACTGCGGCGCACACTCTGTGCGAACACAAGCTGAAACGCGCTCTCCACATGCGAAGCCGCCGCCCTGTATCGGACTACGATTCCGATGAGATGGAGGAATGCACCGACGCCTATGTCGATTTCGTCATGGAGCAGTATGAGGCGGCAAAGCAGGTCTGCGAAGACCCGGTCATCCTCATCGAACAGCGTCTGGACTTCTCCTGCTATGTGCCGGACGGCTTCGGCACCGGGGACTGCGTCATCATCTCCGACGATAAGCTCCACATCATCGACTTTAAATACGGGATGGGAGTCCTCGTCGAGGCGGAAGACAATCCGCAGATGAAGCTCTACGCTCTCGGCGCTCTTGCTGTCTACGATGCGCTCTATGACATCAGCGAGGTCTCCATGACCATCTTCCAGCCGAGACGCGAAAACGTCAGCACCTGGACTGTATCCGTGGCCGACCTCAAAGCCTGGGCGGAGACCGAACTCAAGCCGAAAGCCGATATGGCATACAACGGCGAGGGCGAATATCTCCCCGGCGAATGGTGTACCTTCTGCCGCGCGGCTGTCAGATGCAGAGCGAGAGCCGAAGAAAAGTTGAAGCTGGCGCAGACCGAGTTCCGGATGCCGCCGCTCCTCACCGATGCGGAGATCGAGGACATTCTCTCCATTCTCCCGGATCTGACCAAATGGGCGAATGAGATCACCGCCTACGCGCTCGATGCCGCGCTCAACCACGGCAAGGAGTGGAACGGATTCAAGGTGATCGAAGGACGCTCCGTCCGCAAGTACCGCGACGAGGATGCGGTCGCTGAAGCGGCAAAAGCGGCGGGCTACAGGGATATCTACCGTCAGACCCTTATCCCGCTGACCGAAATGCAGAAACTGATGGGCAAAGACAGATTTGAGGACATTCTCGGCGGCCTCATTTACAAAGCGCCGGGCAAGCCGACACTTGCTCCGAAATCGGATAAGCGTCCGGCTGTGAACGTTACGAACGCCATAAACGAATTTAACGAAATCAAGGAGGATTTTTGAAATGGCTAACAATTCCAACAGAACCAAGGTAATCACCGGCACAGGCACCCGTCTCTCTTACTTCCACGGCTGGGAGCCCGTATCCATCAACGGCGGCGCGGAGAAATACTCCGTATCCGTTCTCGTCCCCAAGACCGACACGGAGACCGTGAATGCGATCAACGCGGCGATCGATGCCGCCATCGAGGAAGGCATCTCCAAGTTCGGAGGCAAGAAGCCGAACAGAGCCGCCATCAAGCTGCCTCTGCGCGACGGCGACACCGAACGCGACGATGAAGCCTACAAGGGACATTACTTCATCAATGCCAATTCCACCACGGCTCCGCAGATCGTGGACAGAGCGGTCAAGCCCATCCTCGACAGGAGCGAAGTCTACTCCGGGTGCTATGCCCGCGTCTCGCTGAACTTCTATGCCTTCAATTCCAACGGCAACAGGGGCATTGCCTGCGGTCTCGGCAACATCCAGAAGGTCCGTGACGGCGAACCTCTCGGCGGAAAGACCACGGCGGCTGACGATTTCGCCACCCTTGCCGATGACGACTTCCTGGCGTAAGGAGGGCTGCATCATGACGGAATACCAGTCTCTTATGCTCTCCGTGTGCTTCGGCGCAACGGTCGGCATGATGCTCGGCAGCCTCATCTGCGCCATCAAATTCTCCATCGAGGAACACAGGGAGAAAAAGCGCAGAAAGGCGCTTGAGAAGGAACAGGAACAGGAAAACAAGGACTGAGGAACTGCGGGCGGTGGAGGCTTCTTCTGCCGCCCGTTTTTCCGTTTTGGAGGTAACCGTGAAAAACATAGAAATCGATGTTGAGACGTATTCGTCGGTGAGCCTGCCGAAATGCGGTGTTTACAAATACGCGGAAAGCCCGGACTTTGAGATCCTGCTCTTCGGGTACAGCGTTGACGGCGGTGCGGTCAGCGTCATAGACCTTGCCTGCGGTGAAACGATCCCTGCGGATATCCTTGACGCGCTGACGGATGATACCGTTACAAAATGGGCATTCAACGCACAGTTTGAGCGTGTCTGCCTTTCACGGTATCTGTCGGATATGGGGATCAGCCTCGATCCGTTCTATGACCGGCATCCGCTGTCAAAAGAATGCGCCCGGTTTCTGAACCCGGAATCGTGGCGGTGTTCAATGGTGTGGTCAGCATATATGGGTCTGCCGCTATCCCTGGAGGGAGTCGGCGCGGTCCTCGGACTTGAAAAGCAGAAGCTGACCGAGGGGCGGGATCTGATACGGTATTTCTCCATACCGTGCGCTCCGACAAAGGCGAACGGAGGAAGGACGCGGAATCTGCCGGAGCAT